AGGAGATATCCTGAAAGAAGTGTGTAAATCTGATCGCCATCGAAATCTTGACTCAAGATTCCTTCATCGATGATTCGTGGCAGTTTAGACAAGGCTCCTAGAGCGGTAATAGTGGCAACGGTTGTGTAACCGATATTGCCTGCTCGATTGACCCCAATAGTAAAATCTGAAATATAGCCGCCAAAGATTGGGACATAAGCACCAACCGAGTTGGTTACTTCTACTGCTAACCCGGTGCCTACCGTAAAGTCATAACTTGAGTTATCCAAGTTCATTAACTGCAACTGGCAATAGCCTGCAAGTGGCTGAGTATTAATATCGGTGCGGCCAGATGTTATAACCAGGTTGGCAATGGTTACATCTGTTGCTTCAAGGCCATCAATTATGACTTTATAGGATGGGGTATAAACGGTCATTAAAAGAAGGCTGCGCTTCCTAGGGTTCCTCGAGCTGAGGAATCATTAAGAATGCTTACGATCTGACGAGCGGTTGACTCACTATCGATTGCGCCATTAACGGTGATATTTGTGTTTCCACCGCTTACATAGCGATAAGCAGCAATAGGCTCGTTAGGCATCGGTGGCGTTGGTGCAGCCATTGGAGCCGCTGGAGAAGATGCCCCAGTTTCGAAGGATGCGCTGCTGAAAGGATTTAAAGACGATCCGATTTGCTTTGATAACTCGATTACTCGTTTGATTTTATTGTAAAGATCATCGAAGAATGAAACTACCTTGGCTACTCCATCGATCAGGCCGCTTACTGCTGCGCCTACGATCTCGAACGCTTTGCCTAAAGTCTTACCTAGGATTGGTGCCAATACATCGCGAGAGAACTCAGCGATATTCTTAAATAGGCTGATAAGCGGCTTTAGTTCTTCGCTGTTATCGTTGAGTGAATTCTTAACTGAGTTAAACGCTGATCGAAGTCCATTGATGATTGGGCTTAGGAACTCCATGACCGGGCGAAGTTTATCGCCAAGGTTGCTAGTGAAGTCTGCGATCGCTGGGATTACCTTCTTAACAATGATATCGACCATTGGAGTTATGGCATCGAGGATGTAAGCGCCTACAGTTTCCTTGCCTTCATCAAATGCAATCTGGAGCCGAGTTAACTTGCCTTGGAATGTATCTGCCTTAGCCGATGCCTGGTTTTCGAAAGTATCTGCAAGTTTGGCTGTGATCTGATCCATGCTCATGGTCTTGAGTTGAGCGGATGTAAGTCCTATGCCTAACTTGCCAAGTGCGGCTGTATTGCCTTCGGCTGCCTTGGCCATTGCATTAGTAACGGCTTCTAGAGATTTGCCTGAACCTGCTGCAACATCGATGGCAACTGTCTGTAACTTCTGAGCCTTTTCAACATCTCCAGTTGCTCGGGCTAAACGCTCTAACGATGGCCGAAGATCATCATCGGTAACGCCGAAGGCTAGAGAAGTCTGGGTTATGTAATCTTCAGTAGCAGCAATCTGATCTTCAGTTGCGCCAGTTACATTCTTGAGAGTAAGGGCTAACTTTTCTTGCGCGGCTGCATCTGCAATGGCTGACTTAACGCCATCGATGGCCAACTTGCCAGCATAGGCAACGGCTGCTGCGCCTGCTGCTGCGAAGGCTAGTCCAGCCTTCTTTCCGAAGTCTGAAACTTTATCGCCAAAGGTGGCAACATCTTTATCTGCTTTATCAAGATTCTTAGTGAAGTTATCGACATCAGCAAGAAGCTTGAGCGTTAACGCTCTTGTACCTGTTGCCATTAGCCCCACTCCTTCAAAATCTTAGTAAATGATTCTGTCCACTTAGCCACGATCTGAGGTTGGATCTTTCTCAGAGTTGGATAAATAAACCAGCCCTTAGAGCCTCGACCTTCGCGGCCTGACCAGACAGGGAACTGCCTATATTTGTTAGATCCGAATTCAGTACCGCCCCAGATGTCTCTAGTGGTTGCCCCACCTGAAAACTTCTGGGAAGCGAAGCCATAAGTAATTTCACCGATGCGGCTTGACTTCTTAACTCTAGAACCCTGAGCAATGCGCCCAGAGACTTTAGTGTTATTACCTCGGCCTGCTGTCTGAATTACCTCAGCCCGGGCGAATTCAGCCAGAGCGCCTGATTGGCGCTTGGCCTCTTCGTTGGCTTCTTCACCCATATTCTTCAAGGCTTTGAATACCATGCGAAGTTCGGTCTTATCGAAGGCAACTACTTCATCTGCCACGATTCCGCTCCTCTAGTATTTCAATCGCTGTAAGAATATCCTCGGCGCTTTGCCAATGATCCATAGGGATCTGAGTGGCTATTGCCAGTTCTACTAAGAGTCGGCTGACGCTTCCTCTTGTATGACTTTTGGGTTTCCTTCACCTACTTCAACATCTGCGACCGATTCCATCCAGACATCGAGTGTCTTGGTTGGCTTGCCGCCTGCATCGCGCTTCATTGCTGAGTGCGTTACATAAAGGATGTCCCACATGCCACCGAACTGGGAGATAACCTTTTTAGTTGTCATCTCCCACTTGGCGTAATCAGGCGGGCGAACCAGGTAAGTGGTTTCCGATCCATCAACATATTTAATTGTTATTTGCTGTTGCATTGTTTGCTCCCGTTTCTATTGTTTAGCTAAAGGTTTCGACTACTGCGCCCTTAGATACTTTGAAAGTAAAGTCTACTGTCTGAGCATCTGTTCCAGCGCCACCTGCTGTTGGAAATTCAGGCATAATTGGAAACACGAACTGAGCGCCTGTAGCGGCTGTAAGAGTTACGCTGATGTCTGTATCTGGTGCTGTCTCTGCTGCTGTCCATAGTGCTTCGCATACTGAGTTAGCCTTGCCCCAATCAGCAAGCATTGAAAGAGCAAAAGTGCCTTCGATGTTAGTGGTCTTATAAGCCTCGCCATCGAGAGTCTGATAAGTCTCGCGAATGTTGGTCTTAGTTAGAACTGCTGAAGTTGCTTGGGCTTCGATATCTGTTCCACCTGTGAAAGATAGAGAAATATCGCGACCTGTGATTACTGTGGTTGCCATTATTTATCCTTAGTTTGTTTGTGTGTAGTAGGTAGAAACTCGGATATCTGCGACCAACACATTAGAAGGCCCGACTTGAGTTACCGTTGGTTTTTCAACCGATCCGATCGTGTACCCAACTGGGATCACTTTCAGAACACTTATTACAAGCTGCTCGAGATTGTCGAGCGATGCCGGGTTGCTGTTATAGGCAACTGCGACCGAGATTACGAGATTAATTTTAGTATGAAGCGTGGTCTTACCGATTGTCTCTAATTCAAGATAAGGAGAATCTGGAACGCATACTACGAAGGGAACCATTGGCGCTTCTGGAACATAAGCATAAACATTGCCTGCGACATTGGCGAAGGCTGTTGCTAAAGGTTGACGAACTGTGTCCAGGATTGTTGAGGCTGGCATTTATTGCACCATTGAATCGGTGTCGATGTACGCCCCTAGAAGTCCTGATACGCGGTTAAAAAGGCTGCGGCCTAAACGATAAGGCGAGACATTTGTGAAGTCGATTCCTTCGATCTGCCCACCTGGAGCGATGCGAGATTGGAATACTTCTACTGATACTGCAAGAACTGCTGATTCAACTGCGCTTACGCCTACATAAGTTGCCGCGCCTGAAAGTGTTGCAAGTCCTGAAGGAATAACCTTGCGCTCCGTAATATCGGCATTGGTTAGGGCTACAGTAAAAAAGCCATTAAATTCTCTGTATGAACCGTCTAGAAATACGCGTGAGTTAGAACGCAAAACGAATGAATCATAATCTAAATTGCTTGATTCTAGGATTGTAAAAGTTCCGTTAAATGGGGAGCCTACGCCTGTTACGACTACGCTCTGACCCGCTGAAAAGTTATTATCGCCAAGGACATAATATGTCGCGACATTATCTTGAAGCGCCACGACATCGATCGGGCTTGAGTACTTGACTAACATAGGCAAGATAACTGCCTCTGCTGTGTCGATTACATCTGTTAAATAAGCATCGTTATAAAGGGATGTAGAAACGCCAAGGATAGACCTTAGTTCTGCAACTGTAACGATTGAAGCCATCTCTACATCCTCTCTATTAAACGGCTGGGGGAGCCACCGGGAGCAGCAGCCCCCCCATGATTAGTTATTGACTACGCAACCATGAAACGGTAAGCGCCTGCGCCAAGCTTTGTAGCAGTTGCGCCATAGCCGTAGTATCCAACTTGAACCTGACCTGTTGAGATGAGGTTTGTCTGGAGTGATAGGCGTGGTGATTCGTACCAGGTGTAAGCATCTGGGTTGATAACAATAAGAGTGTTATCGCCAACGCCTGAACCATCTGTTAGTGCGCGTGATACTCGAAGGTTAAGTCCGAGAAGGTTTCCGCGGATTGCTGTTGCAGTTAGAGTTCCGCCAGCATTCTGAGGATTGATTGTCTGTTGGAAGATTGGGCGATTTGAACCATCGACCAAGCCCATTAGAGCGCCCCATTGTTCTGGAGAAACTACGATGTTTTGTGCGAAGCCAAGAGTGTTCTTGTAGATAGAAACTGCTGCATCTGAAACGAAATCAGCAACAAGAGCGCCTGTTGTAAGTGCTGCGCGGTTTCCACCATCTGTTCCACCGTTAACCATTGCTGTTGCAACTGCGTTATCTGTGGCCTTTGCGTAGGCAAACTCCATTTGACGAACGAGTTCAGCAAAGAATGCTGGTGAAGAACGATCTAGAAGTTCTAGTGAGAATGTTTGCTGCCCGATAAACTTCTGAACATTTACAGTAACGAACGCTGAGTTCTGATCTGTTTCTGATGGTGTTCCGCCTTCAGATGCAACTGCAACTGTTGGAGCAACTGTGATCTTTGGGATCTCGAAAGTCATACCTGCATCAGGTAGAGTTCCGCGAGAAATTGAGTCAATGAATGGGCGATCTGCGTTTGAGATGCCGTTAATGACCTCTGTGAGTTGGCGCGTAGGGACTAGGCCTGCGTTATCTGTAACATCTGCCGCTGCTGCGACATACATACGAGATTCTTCTGAACCTAACTTTGCGCGAACTGAATGCTCGAGATAAGAAGCCTTATCAACGATTGGGTTACGAACAACAGTTGAAATATAAGGTGCTGTTGCAGCCTTTACTTCAACCTTTGCAGCCTCTACCGTTTCTGCGGCAGGAGCAACTTCTGGAACGGTAGTGTCTGACACTTGTTCTCCTTTTGTGGTTGGTTGTGGTGTTGCATCCTCAACATCTGTTGATGCTTTGGAATCTTCTGCCGCTACTTTCGCGACTTCTGCGCCCGGTATTGCGCCATCGGTAACAAGGCTGACCTCGATCAAATTAGATGCGCTAATAGCCATAACGCCATCTTCGTTATCCCACTCTGCAACATCTACGCCAACGCTAAAATCTGAGCGAAGTCCTGTTGCTGCTTCTTCGAGTGCGTCATTGCCTGCTGTTGTCTTAGCGATCTTAAATTCTGCTGTGATGCCTTCTGCATCTGCCTCGAATGAAACCATCTTGCCTAGTGGGCGAGTTACATCGTGCTGTAGCACTAGCTTGATGTTCTTAGCCATAGTGATTGAATCTTCTTTAAACATAGTGCGGCCAGCAGATGTACTGCCTTCAGCATTCCATGAAACGATGCGACCTGCGATGATGCGAGATTCTGTATCTGCCGCCGTAATCGCGTATGGCATGGTTATCTTCATGAGTTCTCCTTATTGTCGATCAGATCTTCTTCTTCGCGGATTTGTTCAACGCTCATAGCGCCGATTCGGTTTAAGATTTCATATACTTGAGCGCGAGCAAGTGCATCTGAACGCAAGAACTCATCGAGCGAGAAGCGAATAGATCCAGTTGAAGGGCAGAAGTCCGGCATTGATAGGCGCTGTTCAATAGCAGCCAAAATTGGTTTCATTGAAAAGTCGATAAGCGAACGGCGCTCTGAAACGCTGTTGCTGTAGGTCATGCTCGTAGTTTCTGCGCTAACGAAATAAGCAGGTAGGTTGCAAGCGCGAGCCAATTCCAGCGCGACATATTGGCGAGCCTCATTTAGTTGTAACTTGGCAGGATCGATGCCCAGCGCTTGCAATTCAACATCCGCATTTAGGAACGCGGTTGATTTAGTAAGACGAGCGGTGCGCCATGATTCTAAAAGTTTAGAGATGCGTTCTGCTGGAAGATTTGTACCGTTAGACTTTAGAACCTGGAGTGGTACTGGTTCTTTAGCGAAAGTTTCGGCGGCTTGCTCGAGCGCGTGTGCTGCACGAATAGTGCGCCCTGCGCGATTTAACACGCCTTCATCAAGTCCGTAAAATACAACGAGCGATCCCACGCCTTGAGTTGGAACTACTGAACCATCGACTTGGTAGCCAACGATTTCGGTTTGATTGTTATTAAGTTTAGGTGTTACGCGATCTGGTGCAATGCGAGTCCAAGCGCGAACGCGGCCTGTATCTCCGTACTGCTCTAAAACCTGTCCATAGCCAACGCCATGAAATAAAAGATCTTCTGCAAGCCAGGCGTAAATAGCAGAACCTGGAACGCGTGGATCTGGTTGGTTAATTACTGCTGGAGTTCCCATGTGAGAACCATCGAGCTTCGAATACTGCTCGAGAGGCAACGCGGCAAGTGTTGAGCAGATGATATTACGCGCTCTGGCAATAGTTGGAACTGCCATTGCTTGCTGGCGGCTTGCTACGGATTGAGTAAATACGAAAGGATTAAAAGATGCTGTGTTGTTAAACGGTGCAGGTGTCGAAGCCGCATCAACTGTGATTTCGGTTGTTGGCTTTGGCGTTGTAAATAAGTCCCTGATTCCCATTGGACATATTATACGCTATTGGGTAGACATTATCCTATCTGAATGTCCACTTCGGATTCTCCGCGTGTTGCGAAGTGAGTAACCATTGCTGAAGCAACTGCTCCGCAAACTATTCCGCTTTGCTTGCGACCCATTACCCAGCCGCCATCGCCTCGAGTTAATTTAACTGCCGATAGCACTTGCTTGGTTAATTCTTCTTGATCCGCATGGGCAAGCCGCATCGATGAAACCGCCGAAACGAATTCATCGCAACTCTGCTGATATTCCTGTGAGTTAACTTCATGAATCGGGATTCCTGCTGGAGCCAATCTGGCCGCAACTGCTGAGGCTGTCGACTTTGAGTAAGCAACTGCATTAACTGGGAACTTGCGAACCCAGTAAGCAATATCGTTGGCCATTTCTAGATCATCAAGGTTAACCGGGTTGAACCAAGTGTGAAGAAGGCTAACCATAAAGCGGTTGCCTTCGATTCTCTGACCTGCAACTAGCGAAGCATGTTTTCTGTCTGGGCTGAGATCGATAGCCATCCAAGTGTCTTTCTCGACATCGAGTTGAGGCAGATCTTCAGCCTTGCACTTTTTCCATTCGGCTTCTGAAATAACTGGGTTAATCATCGAAACGAATTGGCACAATATCTCGGTACGGAATATATCTTCTCGGTCTGACAGGCTGTCTTTGATGTTATCTTCATGAACTGTATGGCCTAAAGATGGATTGCTTTGATACCAGGCTTCTTTATCGGTGATCTCGGCTCCTGGCTCGGCAGACCATTCGAACCAACCAATCGAATCATCGGCTCCTTCACTAGCTGCTAAACCTCGCTCCCTAAATTTATGCAGCAGAACTGAATTAGCATGGCCAGCATTTGAATAGACATAGGCTTGCGGATTTGGATTCGACATCTGAGTAAATCGCATCGAACTCCAGACATCCTCTGTGTCGAACTCTCGAAGTTCATCGATATGAATTACATCTGGAGCAGCAATACCGCGAGCGGCTGAGTTTCCTGCTCTGATTAAATACCGGGCTTTGTTCTTAAAACGAATCTCTTGCGATCCTTTGGATTCGTACTTCTTGGCGAAGTTATCCATGAGCATCTGGGAATTGTCGATGATCTCGCTGACCTTGAAGAAGATTTCGCTCGATGTAGTTAACTTATGAGCGGTTGCAAGATGCATCTTCTCGCCCAGAACATAGATCCCGAACAGGATTCGAAGCGCCATGAATGTAGATTTACCCTGTTGGCGCGGCAACATGATGCCGATTAGTGGATGCGCCCAGCGCCCATCGGCCTTATATCTCAAGCAATCTTTAGCTAGTTGTTCTTGCCATGGGAGCAACGGGAATCCAATATCTTTGCAGAACTGGATCATTTCATCGCCCCGAGTAGGTAAATCCAGCGGCTTTGAGCGGATTCTAGGCACTTGAGAGCCATATCTGACTTCTGTTACCCCTACCTCAACCGATTGCAGCCCTTCTAAGCCTATTTCAGCCGTCATGACTATTCCTGATCCGATTCAAGCCGATAGTGGCTGTTTGAGTCGTTTTTGGGGTAAAAAGAAACAG